TAATGCTATGGTTGAAATATATTTTGGGTATGATGGGTTTAGTTTTATAAATATAGGGCTTTCTATGTGGAGTCAGTGAGTATTAATGAGTAATGTAAAATCAACGCGAATGAAAGGAGTTTTAGATATGGATAAAGAAAAGTTTGAAAATTTGCTAAAACAATATATTGATGACGGATTTAATAGAGTTGATATTGAATTAGGGAATGGTGAGATTGTATCTTTTAACAGTAAAACACGTAATTATTTGTTTTCAGAAAGTCATTTTTATTTTGGTGGAAATGGATTATGTGTGACCATTGATTATAGAAGTATAAAATCAATAGCAATTTAGGTCACAATTCAAAAAATATAGGGCAATATAATATTAAGGTGGATTAAAGGAAGTGAGAAAGTGAAAATTTATAAAATATATACCGAGTGTCAAATGGGTTTTGAAGGAGATATAGAATATAAAAAAAGCATTAATAAAGCAACTCAATACTTCAATAATTTAATCAGAAAAACGCTAAAAGAAGTTGAGGTAGTAGATAAAGATGACTTTAGCAATAATATAGCTGAATTCAGAGATAATATAGGAAACCGAGATAAAAACTGTGAAATTATATGTAGAAAATATCCTTTATTGATATATAAACAAGGTAACAAAATAATAGCTGTTATAGATTATTGGGCAAGAACTTCTTATGAGTATCAAGAGTATGATATAGAACATGAAGAAGTTATATTGGAAGAAATAGAAATAGTTGATTAATTTGCAATCCAAAAATATTACTAAATAAAATATAGTTTTTAATAATTATTGGAAGAAGGTGAAACATGAGAAGATACATATTATATGCTTTAATAACAATTATACTGGCTATATTTTGGGTGGGCTTAGAGTGGATATTAGATGGTCAAATTATAAGCCAGCATAGTGATACAGTTATTTGTTTGGTGTTGAGTTGGTTCGTGATGGACTGGATAGACTATTATATATTTGAGAAGTGAAGAAGGTGAATAATAAATGATCCAGATAAATAATTCGACTCAATTAAATTTCAATGGTAAAGAATTTACTATAACTCAAAACAAAGGTGAATACATAGATGAGATACAATTAAACATTATAGAAGCACAAACTTTAGGTTATGAAATTGAACAGTTAATAAGATGCAATAAGGCTTTAGGAAAGATTAAATAATTTTATAAAATAATTAATTAAAAAGTATTTACAAAATATAGAATAGGTGGTAAGATTAAATAGTAAGGTAAATTTTACTAATAAGTAAATAGGGGGTGAGAGATATGTTATGTGATAATTGCTTACATAAGATGGTGTGCAAGGAAATAGACAACTTTAAGAAATACGAAGATCAATACATAGAAATGAGAAAGATAAGTTCATTATTCGATAAGCCAATTGAGTGTCCTTGCTATTTAGATAGAACTAATTTACACTATGCAACTTCTAAAGGGAATAAGGTTGACAAAAACATTGTACATGAAGATTTAATAGAGCTACAAAAAAGAGTTTATGATTTCTTAGGCAAGTATGAAAGAATTACAAACAAATTACCTGTTGTATTAATAGGTTTTAAAGAAGAAAGAGAAAATATAAAAGAGAATTTCAATGAGATAGTAAAGAAATTAAAAGTTATTAATAATTAATTAAAAAGTTAATACAATCACAATTTTATAAAGTTTCAAATTGGATTAATAGTTACTCAGAGAAGTAAAATCCATTATAAAATAATAAATTAAAAAATATAAGAGAGAAAGAGGAGAGATTTTATGGAACAAACAATCAACAAAATCAACATTACTGGAGTATTAGTTAAAAATGGATTAGAGGTTAGAAATGTAGGAGAAGAAAATGAATGTATATCTGGATCATTAATATTAAGGACAGAGGATGGAAGTGAACACGAAGTTGGATACTTTGCAAATAAATACAAGAAAGATAAAGATGGTAAGTTTACTAGTGAAGTTAGCAAAATGTATACATCTTATGAAACTATAATTTCAGATTACATCTCACTTGAAAATGACAAACATAATGCAGATGTAATTAGAATTGGTATGGCTGAATACTCAGCAAATGATTTTAAAGGTAAAGATGGAAATTTAATTTCTTCTACAAAAATAAGAGCAAAGTTTGCAAATAGATTAACAGCAGAAGAAAAAGAAATAACACCAAAAGTTGCTACATTTGAATTATCAGGAGTTGTAACTAAACTTGAGCCTGAAATGATTAAAGAGACACCTACAGGAAATGGTATAGTTATGTTAGATGTTATAGGTTATGAAGGTACGCTAATACCAGTAAGATTAACTGTTCCTTCTGATTTGATAAATGATTTTGGTAAAGTTGGTTTTTATGAAACAGGAGTTGGTAAGTTTACAGGAAAAATAATAAATACAAAAACAGTTGAACAAGTTGTAGAACAACAAGCTTTTGGAGACGCTAATGTTCAAGAGAAAACAATAACTAAAAGAATGAATGAAATTAGAGGGGGATCTCCTTTAGGTGGATTAGAAGCATTAAAAATAACACAAGAAGAGTATTCAACAGCTCAATCTAAGAGAAGATTAAAGTTAGATGAAGTTTTAACTAAAGCTAATAACAGTGGTGAAGGATTTACAAATAAATCAGCAAATACAAACTCACCATTCTCAGGAAGTCAACCACCAGCAAACAATCCTTTTGCATCAAACCCATTTGCAAAGATGAGTTAATAAATCTAAAAGTTTAATACATAGAAAGTTAATAACTATCAAGTGTGGATATATAAAATTCACACTTGATAAAATAATAAATTAAAAGCGAGAAGGAGAATGTAAATGTTAGGATTAGATATTTTTGCAGTAGAAGAAAATAAGGTTACAACAAATTTAAATCAATATGGAATAGTTTTAATGAGTGAAACTGGAGATGGTAAAACTACCACATTAAATAATATATTAACTCAAATAGCAGATGGTAACAAGAAGCCACTATTTATAATGTTTGAAGATAGATACCAACATATCCCTGGGATAAAAGCAATAAGAGTTAGAAATATGGGGGAATTAAATACAATAAAAGCTCAATTAATGAACCCTAAAGCTAAGGAGTTATATAGTTGTTTAGTTTTTGATACCATTGACAAGTTAGATTCTTTAGTTGAAAAATATGTAGCTGAAGCTAAACAAGTTCAAATATCAGGCGATTTAGGATTTGGAAAAGGTAACAAATACATAAAAAGTACAATTCAATTTATAACTGAGTTAAGAAATAATGGATGGACTACACATTTCATAGCACAAGCTTATAAGAATGAAGATATAACAACAAAGGCTGTAACTTATAATGTAAAAACTAATAAAGAAATATGGTCTTTGGTTTCACATGATGCATATTTAATAGGATTTTTAAATGTAAATTCCAAAGGGGAAAGGTCAATAAGTTTCAAAAAGACAAAGGAATATCCTCAATTAAAAGATTCACTTGGTATGTCAAAAGCACCAGTAAATCCTGATAACTTTAAAAAAGTATTTGAGGATTCAATAAAAACTATGGCAGGTGGAATGTTAACTGATGTTGATACTATAAATTATGATATTAAAGATTCCAGAGATTTTGAATCTATAAAAAATAAAGGTATGGAGTTAGGATCAGAATTGGCTAGTCATGGATACTTAAACGAAGCCATGTTTATATTAGCACAAAATATTGGTACTGATGAAAGTGGAAATGCTAAAATGTTTGATTCATTAATACCAGCTCAAATTGACTTAGCAGAAGTTGTAGTTCAAAAATTAGAAGATTTGAAAAATCTTAAAGGTATAAAATAATAAAATTAGGGACTTTCATAGTCCCTGTTTTTCTAAGGTGGTGATTGCTTGGCAAGATTATCTAAATGTAAAGAATGTTCAAAAGAATTGAAAACTGATGAGAGGTTTATTTATTCTAATAAAACTTATTGTAAAAATTGTTATGATATTAAAATTAAAGAAAAGAATGATTATGATAATTTAGTATCATGGATATGTACTTATTTTAATCAAAATGTTCCCAATGGATTAATCTTAAAGCAGATAAAAGAGTATAAAGATAAATATGAATATACATATTCAGGCATTCATTATTGCTTATGGTATTTAACAGAAATAAAAGGTATAAAGCTTGAAATTAAATATGGTATAGGATTAGTTAAATTTGAATATGAAAATGCTAAAAACTATTTTTTACAGCAACAAAACATTAAAGAAAGTGTCAAATTTGTAAAACCTATAGAGGTTACAAGAACTGTAAAAATAAAAACAAATAAAAATGTAGACTCTAAGTTTCTTATTGACATAGATGAATTAATTTCAAAGGGGGATTGAGGTTGAAATTTCAAGGATTGACAGATAAAAGAAATATATATTTGTTATTAGGAGTTTATTGTAATAATCCAAAACTTATAATAGATGATAAATATAAAACTTGTCCTGCTGATTATCCAGATAGATTTCATACGGTTATATTTGGAGCAATAGTTAACATAGCTAAAAAATCAAGTGTTAGTAAAATCACAGCAGTGGAAATTGAAAATGAATTGAGCTTATTTAAAACATCTTTAGATATATGGAATTCTAACAGAGGGTTTGAATACATAGAAAGTGCAATTGCTGAGACAAAAGACAAAGTTTATAATGTAGATTTATATAGGGATGAAGTAAGGAAATATAGTATATTAAGAAATGCTCAAAAGGAATTAGGAATAGATATATCATTTATATATGAAGAATTTGATGAGTTAGATACTACTGATATGAGATTAAAAGAAAAGCAAGTAAAAATGGAAAAGTTTAATAATATGAAAAGTAAAGAAGTATCAGCTTTAATAAATAATAAGTATTTAAACTTCAAGAGTATATGGAATGATAAGTTTTCAGATAATTATAGTTTTCATTTAGGTGATGGAATAGATGAAAGACTAGAGGAACATAAAAATCAAGATAATTCGTGGGGATACCCATTCCAAAGTGGATATATGACAACTATATTTAGAGGTATGAGACCTAAAAAGTTTATGGTTAGAAGTTCCATAAGTGGAGGAGGTAAATCGAGAAGTTCAATGGCTGAAGCTGGTAATATAGGTTGTGATAAAATATATGATTGGACTAAAAAACAATGGATTGGTACTGGTGAAAAACAACATTGCTTATTTATATCAACTGAGTTAACTAAAGAGGAAATTCAAGACTGTTTATTAGCTCATATTAGTGGTATAGAAGAAGATAGAATTGCTGAATGGAGAGATATTACACAA